GAATTGGCTTCGTTTTCGTCTGGACTGCCAGTTTCGCCATTTAATTCTCTTGCTTCGTTTTGTTTACGATGCACCAGTTCATGCGCCAATGTACGCATGATATCCATTTGATGCCTGTCTTTGACAGTGACAACTATGTTTTGTGTTTCCGGATCAAAATATCCCAACGCACTAGTACCACTATCACTGACTAGTTTAATTTTTGGTGCTTTTTCAATTTCCAACAGTTTGATGGCCCACAGCGCAAACTCTTTGATACGCTGTTGTTTATCAGGTGTCCATGCTTCATTGATACGACTTTCGCCACCGCCACCATCACCGCCACCATCACCGCCCATTGAGCCGGATCCGCTGTAGCCTGCATCCCACCCATATAATCCGTATGGTCCTGGGCCGTACAATGCACCGTATCTATTTCTACGTTTTTTCTTGCGACCTTCATCCACATCTTTGTCACCACTGGTGGCAATTAATTTTCCTTGACTTCTATCTAGGCTTTTTAGTTGTTGTGGTTCATGTTTTTCGTCACCTTGCGCCACACGTCTGGCACGTTTAAGTCCATCTAGTATAACTTGAAGACCGTCTTCATCTGCTTGATATTTGATACCAATACCACCAGCGGCTTCCCATGCAGTGATATTACTGCCCCTGTCGTCTATCAATACGTTGGGTAATCCGCTGGGATTGAAAGCATACTTGGCTTTGTTAGATACAATGTAGATATTGTCTGGTTGTGGATCCAAGTGTTCTTCGATCCACTGTTTTTTATATGTTGCTGATCCTTCGTGATCGCCACGTAACGGACTAGAACAAATGTTATATCCGCCCGCAGTATCAACAACTATCTGTATTAGTTTATCTGCTGTGGGAAACTTTGGTAAACGTGCAAAGAAATCTGTGCCCACCATCTTGTTTAGTGTGGGATCTGTTTTTGCTGGAGGAATATCTCTGTAACTACTGCCTCTAGGAAGACCTGCTAGTACTGCATACTCTGCAAAAAAGTCTGCAAGAACACCGTCCATGTCAACATAGACTTCCATGCCCTCGGGTAAGTTTAAATCACTGGCCTTCATTTTTTATTTACCGGTCCTTCACCTGTCATATAAGGTAGACTAAACCATAGTTGGAACCATTCTGGAGTTCCAGGCTTAATATTCTTTTCTCTCTGTATTCGGCCCTTTTCACTGCCGGTTACGCTGATGTTACTGCCTTGATATTCTTGCAATCTTGCGGCATGACCCAGTCCTGCAAGATGCTGAATAGATTTAATTTCGTGAATCGGATCAGATGGATCAAGAAAACAATCATCGGGACTGTCTTGATTTAAATTTTCTGTACTGATTCTATATTGTTTCATTTGTCTTCTGGATTCTTAGTAAGCATTATTTTACCTTGCAGTTCGGGTTTATTTTTAAGAATTGCAAGTGCGTAGTTATTGGCACCTTTTTTCCAATCAAATACTTTTACTTCGCCTTTTGATTTAAAGATTTTTCCATCGATTCGAAGATACCAAGGACCTTGTTCGGCTTCACGCTCGCGGCGTCTATCACCTTCGTGGTCTTCGTCATTGCCGCCACCGTCTTGCTGATAAGCAACACTGTCTTTCTTGTTCATGCCTCTTATACTACTGGCATAGTCTCTGTCGTAGGCACCCATGCCTTCTGCTATGTCTTTAATCTTCATATCAGATTTTTCCTTCTTAGGTTCTTCTTCTTTTTTAGGCTCTTCTTTTTTAGGCTCTTCTTTTTTCTTAGAATCTTTTTTCTTTGCTTTTTCTTTGGCCTTGTCTTGATAAGGCATCAAATATTCTGCAACTAGATCAAAGAATGGTTCACCCATAACTGGTGTTTCTGCACTTACGCCAGCCGCATCACTAAATGCCTGTCTATCGCCTTTAGACACTGCATCACGCAATGCAGTGGCAGAACTTTTACGTAATTCTCCTTTTGCTTCTTCTATACTATCATGAAACAATCTAATTTCAGGAAAATTATACTCACCGTGTGGTCCGGATTTACCATTGTATTCCCGTATAGTAGGAACTACCCATTCTTCGTCTGTGACAATAATTAAATTTACATCTCCGTGTTCTCGATATACATAACTGGCCAGTGTCAACCAACTAGTTTCTGGAACAATGTGATCGGCAACATCAGGCCAAATAACTCTCATGCACTCTGCTTTTACATCGTAAGGCAGTGGATCTTTTGGACCTACCGTGCTTTGATTGGTTCCTACATACCATACATCTTTAGTGGCCGCAGTTTCCCACGCCGCTTTGTGTCCTTTGTGTGGAGGATTAAAGCGACCAAATATAATGGCTACCTCGCTAATCTTTTCTTCAAATAAATTTCTTAATCTCATATTATTCTCCAGGTGTCCACTGGTCTCTGTTCACCAATTTTACATTTCCAAATTTCTTTTCAGAGCCTGCATAACGTACACGACCTTCGCCGTTCGTATCCCATATATCGCCCTGCTCACCTTCAACTTGTTTTAGTATTTCGTTTTTCATGGACTGTATTTGTTTAACCATGGAAAAAATAGCATCAACGGCATTTGGATGTGCATCCATTTTGCCTTGTATTTTTTCTTGTTTACCAGCACTGACTTTAGATTTTTCCAACCATGCTTTAAAATTCTCGGAACCTAAACTGGCCAATTGTTTTGCTCTGGCTGTTTGATTCACATAGGTATAGAATATGTTTTTAAGGTCACTGAGTCCTGCTGTGTCAGATAAAAATCCTTCAATTTCAGAAGCATGTTGCTGTGCATAACTTTCAATGTCATCGACTATCTGTGTATCCACACTGACTGATTTTTTATTGTATATTGGACCTTGTACAATTAGTTTAGGATTTGCATTAAACTTATCAAAGTCGTCTAACGGTTTTTGCTCGCTGTCATCCATGCCAAACTCTGGAAAGTAAGCATGACCCACTACCATAACATCTGCATAGGCAATACGCTTACCTAATTCGGAGTCACCTCTTACATGGTAGCAGGTCTGTGATTTAGGGTTAGGACAGAATGTATAGACGTTATCTTTTAAATCGGGTTTGTCTAAAAATAATGCATCAGCATACACAAACCCTACAAAGTCTTTAGGAGTTGCCGCATCAAACGCTGGATATAAGTTGGCAAACTTTGTAGCAAACTCGTCACGTTGTTTGCGTTCTTCATCGTTTTTAGGTGTACCACTTTTGTTAGCAATAAAGTCTTTTACTGCTTCTGGATTGTCAGTCTTAGCACCACGTGCCCATCCGTTGTGTCCAGAAAGAATTAGCGGACCATTGGCTGTTTCTCTGCCCCAATAGATTTGAGGATTACCGTCCCATTTCATCCGTACAGATTCTGCACCTTCTTGTGTGGCAATTTCTTTAACGTGTTCCAGTGCCTCAATAGTTCCTTCTACGCCATAGAAGAAAACCAAATCTTCGAGATGGTTGAAAGCACGACCTAGTTTCTTTTTAACTAAGTCTGTGGTTTCAAAAAATAATTCTCTTAATCTCATTTTACAATGTCTATAATTTTACGCATCCATCCGATTGAACCGGGGGTATATGTTTCAACGGCATTTGTTTTGTTGGGAAGTTTAACACCTTCCCTATCTAATGTTTCTCTGGCGGCTGCTACTAACTCTTCATAGTTAGGCAATTTAATAATATAATCTAAGATTGTATTAACATTTTTAATATCTTTAACAGATGCAGTTTGTCCTAATAATATTTTAGCAATACTATTCCAATCATCTCCGTCGGGTAACGGTTCGTTGGTCTCGGGATCAATTAGTCCAAACTTTGGACTGTATTTGATTCCTTTTGATCTTGCAATACTGGAAAGTACAATATGTCTATGTTCTCCTCGGTAATTCTTATTACCACCAATCATAGATCCTTGTTGAAATTTAGGATTAGATGTAATCATAAAATCGGATTGTACAAATCCGTTTTCTTGATCACCATTGATAGGAGTTCTAAAATGTACGTTGTCGCCGGCGTCTTTAATCCATCCGTCGGTTTTCTTTGTGCCTTTGTTAAAAATATCTTCTTCAGAAATACCGTTAGCAATACACCAATCGAATAATTTTTGTATTAGATCTTCTTTAGTTATTTCTCTAGCATCAACACTTAGGTCCAAGTCGCCAGAACTGTTTAATTCAAATGTGCCTTCTGGATCTTCTTTACGACCAGTTGACCCTAGCCATTTGACTGGTTTATCATCATCAGGATCTTTTTCCGCTGTAAAATCTAACCCTGTAATTTTTTCAATAAAATCTACAGTCGTTGGCACATCTTCAGTAGCAATACGTTGAGTTAATGGCTGTTTGTCAGCAGTTTTAAAAACATTGCCGCCTTCTAATAGGATCATTCGTCTCTCCCGTCATACACACCGTTGTTAATGTTGTGCTTTTCTTCATGAAACATTTTAACGGCTAAATCTTTAACTTCTTCAGGGTCGAAGAGAACTTTGGGATTCTGTGTTATTTTAAATTTGTTACAATATACTGGAATAGCCTTGTCGATACAGGACATGAATGACATCTCATTGCACTTGCTGCCGGTTTTTAACTTGCCCTTGAGCTCAGCAATTACCGGATAGACCACTTTACGATAAAAACGTGGGTCGTTGTGCATAAAAAACTTTAAATCATCGATAAAGTCGACATCATTAAACTTATCTGATTGCTTATCTACATCATTTATTTTCATATAATCACCATGTTCTGCGGAGGCTCGCGGATATACATACTCCAGTAATAGAGTATTTATGCTATTTTACAACTGTATTAAATTTCGCTGACCAGGAACATTTCATCCACTCTACGTATCTTATTGCCCAGGAATATCTTGCACATTCCTAAAGTTTTCTCGTTGGCCGCATAAAAGTAGCCATCTGAACGATATGTACGCTTGAGCAGTTTGATACTGGGTATTTTTTCAGCCCAGGAGTGGAAACTGTCAGACGCATCGCGTAATGGGTTCACAGTGACTCTGTACTTGTGGGTGTACTTTTTAGATATAATCGAGTTGGGATTCGCCAGTAAAAATGCTCTAACCCGGTCATTGACTGGTTTAGATATTTCTCTTACACTGCCCAATTGATTGATGCGTTCAATCAATACGTCGTCGTTGGTGTAGATACCCAGAATATTGCTTTCTACACGTAACCCATAGTCTGTTTCGTTGCGTAGCAAGTCGATTATCTTAGTTACATACATAATGTCAGCAACAGTGGCATGCTTTTTATACCACGATTTAAGATGTACTCGTCCGTCCGAGCTTTTTTCAATTTGACTAGCAATAGCCCTAATTTGAAATTCTGCCCGGACAAGACTCTTACTGCGAAACTCAGACGCTAGTACAGTCGTTATACTAATCTTATTGACATATTTGTCAAAGAATAGTTTAGACGTTTGCTTGTATGGTTTCATTCTCAACTTCAAGTTTGATTTCGTTGTCTTCAACAGCAATATTTACTGCACCGCCTTGTTTTAGACTACCAAACAACATAAGTTTAGAGAGTGGACGCTTGATATCTTTGTCGATTACACGCTGTAACGGTCTAGCACCCATCTTCTTATCGAATCCTTTATCCACCAAGTAGTCGATGGCATCATTACTAAGAGTAATTTTAATGCCTTTATCTTTGACCTGCGTTTTAAGTTCAACCAAGAATTTGCCTACAATCTTAATCATTGTTTCTTTGCTTAACGTGCTGAATGTAACAATGCCGTCCAAACGATTACGGAACTCTGGAGCAAAGAATTTCTTCAACTCTTTGTCCTCGTAGTCATTATCCTGACTACCAAAACCAATCACATTCTTTTCAGCATCTTGTGCGCCAAGGTTAGTGGTCATAATTAAGATAATATTACGAGCATCTGCAACTTTACCGTTACTGCCTGTGACAAATCCGTTATCCATGATCTGCAACAAGATAGTTGACACGTCTGGATGGCTCTTTTCAATTTCATCCAGCAATAGAACACAATGCGGATTCTCTTGTAGTTTAGTAATCAACAAGCCTGCGTTTTCTTCAAAGCCCACGTAACCCGGAGGACTACCAATCAACTTGGATACACTGTGTTTTTCTTGATATTCACTCATATCAAAGCGGATCAACGGAATACCTAATTGTTTACTGAGTTGTTTAGCGGCTTCTGTTTTACCAACACCAGTTGGACCCATGAATACAAAACTACCAACGGGTTTGTTATCAGATTTTAAACCTGCCTGTGCAACAAGAATCTTATCTACAATTTCGTCAACTGCGGCATCTTGTCCGTAGACTTCGCCTTTGAGATTTTTTTCGAGATTGGCAAGATTGTCGTTTTCCTTTTCTTTGACAGTGTCTTCAGGAAGATTAACCATCTTAGCAAGTTCGTATTGGATTTCGGAAACATCCACTAGTCTATGGTCAGCAGGTTTAATATTGAAACGACTACATGCAACATCAATCAAGTCAATGGCCTTATCCGGCAATTTCTTATCAGTCATGTATTTCACAGATAATCTAACTGCTGTTTCAATAGCCGCATCGGTAATCTCTGCACCGTGATGTTTTTCGTAGTATTTCTTAATACCTTTAAGAATTTCCACAGCCATTTCTGGAGTAGGCTCATCGATAGTGATGCGTTGGAATCTGCGCATCAACGCACGATCCTTTTCAAAGTACTTGCGATATTCTTCCCATGTGGTACTGGCCACAACTTTGATGTTGCCTTTGCTCAGTGCAGGCTTCATCATATTGGCTAAGTCGTTGGCATTACCTTGTCCGCCAGCACCAGCACCGCTGATCATGTGTGCTTCGTCGATGAACAATACTGTTTTGCCTTTGCCGGCCAATCCTTTGAGCACTAGTTTAAAACGTTCTTCAAAGTCACCGCGATACTTACTGCCAGCAAGCATGGCACTGATATCCAGATTATAAACTGTGTACTCTTTTAAGAAGTCGGGAACTTCTTTATTAATAATGTTGTGCGCCAGACCTTCTGCAATAGCAGTTTTACCCACACCTGGGTCGCCAACTAACAACACATTGTTTTTAGTTCTGCGTCCTAGTCCAAGAGCAATTTGCTCCAGTTCTTCTGTACGACCAATAACAGGATCAATTTTATTCTTCTTGACTTGATCGTTAAGGTTGGTTGTAAATGCCTTCAGTGCTTTTTCGCTCTGTGCATCTGTTACATGTTCTTCATCTTCATCATCAATTTCGCTGTTAATAAAGTCAGCAAACTTTTCACGGTCCACTCCTCCCTTATTAATATAGAACACTGCATAACTGCGCTTTTCACTCAACGCACTCATAAACACATCGACCAGTTCAATACTTTGGCGGCCACTGAACAGCACTTGTGTAAATGCACGATTAAGCACACGTTCCACAGTCTGTGTTTTTTTAGGTTTGAATCCTTTAGGAATAGGATCTATTTTAATTTCGTCTAATTGATTTTTGAGATAATGCTCAAGATTCTTTTTAATGTAATCTCCATCACCGCCAAAATTCACAAGTAGTTCGTAGAACTTTTCTTCGCAGAGCATGGCAAAGATGAGATGCTCTAACGTCACGTATTCGTGTCCTAATTTTTTGCAATCTGCAACGGCCTTTTCAAAAACTACTTGCAGTTGATCACTTGGTTCTACCATCTAATTTCCTCTGTTTTTTCAGTGCTAAGTCTAACTTTAACTTACTTACTCGTTTAGTAAAGGTAATGCCGTCTAAGTGGTCAATTTCATGTTGCACACACTTGGCGTCGTACCCGCTTAAAGTAATTGTACATTCTTTTGCTAGTTTGTCAAGATATTTCACAGTGATATTATTGAATCTATTGATCTTGATAAACAGATTTGGAAAACTCAAACATCCTTCTTCGTCCACAACCAATTCATCACCGCTGACGAGTTCGGGATTGAATAATGTAAATGGCTGTTGTCCTTTGGGTTTGACGACAATAACACGTCGATCGAAGCCAACTTGATTAGCGGCAATGCCTATGCCCATGCCAGCCTCCATGATTGCAATCATAGACTGCTCTATTTTTTCTGTATTCCATCCACAGCCAAAATCGAAAGGTTCTAATTTCGTATGTAGCAATGGATCAGGGTCAACTCTTAGACGAAATTGATCAGGTGCTGTAGCGATCTGATAGTTGCTCAATTTGTTTTCTATCTTCTGTAAACAATGTTTTTGGAATTGAAACTTGTACTTGAATGAACAAAGTACCTCTGTGAATATTATGGGGACTGGCAGGAAGTCCATAACTGTCGCATTTGATTAGTTGTCCGGGCTGTATTCCAGCCGGAACTTTGATTTCTAACTCTTTATCTTCCAGGGTGTTGAACCTGATAGTTTTGCCCAGCATGGCATCGAATGCCGATATAGTTATTTCTGCATACAAATTTCTGCCGTCACGTTTAAATCTAGGATGTGGCAATTCGACTATCTGTGCTATTACATCACCGCGAGGAGCATTAGGAATACTATCTTCTCCCAGTCCTCTGAAACGGATAGCATCGCCATTTTGAACGCCTTGTGGAATACTTAATTGTAATGCTTGTTCCTTGCCACTGGGCAGTCTGATACTGCCGGTGACTTCTTTACCAACTAGAATTTCTTCTAATGTCATTTCAACACGAATGTTGATGTTTCTATTCTTTCTCGTTTGCTGTCTAAATCCGCCACCAAACGGATTTGCACCAAACATAGCACCAAACATATCTCCCATGTCATGCATATTGCTAGTGTTGAAACTGTATTGTGGCGCTGGGTTATCGTACTGTGCTCGTGTTTGATCGTCGCTGAGTGTGCGATACGCTTCTTCGATTTGCTGGAATTTGGCAGTATCGCCCCCTCTGTCAGGGTGATGTTTAGACGCTAATTTACGATACGCTGTTTTGATATCGTCTTGATTAGCAGATTTTGGAACGCCTAGTATTGAATAATAGTCCATAGTGTATGATAAAAAAAGGTATAGTAGTAATTATACTATACCCTTCTCAAGATGTCAAGAATTTATTTCTTAGGTGCTTTTTCTGGAACTTTGGTGCCTTCATGCTTTTCGTGAATTTTTACGTCACGGCACTTTTCAACTTCTTTTCCAGTCTTGGCATCTGTAGTTTTAATACATGCTCTTTTAGTTTTTGGTGCTTCGTCTTTTTTGTCACTTGCATTTGCAGGTGCTGCCTGGGTTGCCGCAGGTGTTGCTTTCTTTGGCTCTTCTTTGGCACAGGCCGCTGTACCAAATGCTAACATACCTGCAAAAATTGCTGTTGCTAATAGTTTCATTTTATTTTCCTTATTTTTTAAACATGGCTAAAACTCTAGCCTGTATTGTTTTTGCAAATTCTGGTTGAGGGAAATTCCAACCAATAAATGCTCCTAATGCTAACCAAAATAATGTTTCTAACATGTCACGCTCCTTTTAAAGTTCTGGTTGTGCAGGTTGTGCCGGCATTGGCTTTCCTGTACTAGAAGTCAGTGGTTGTTGAGGGGAGACGCCACTGAATGTTGTTGTCGTACTAGGTACAGGACTAAACACTGTAGGCTGTAAGCCGCCATTGTTTGCACCATTTAACTTTTCCTGTGTACGCCCATAAGCCGCAATACCTAGTATAGCACCCATGGCCATATGGAATAGTCCTGCTCCGTTAAGTGTGATCGGACTCCATTGTGTTTCAACACGACCGCCACCTATAACTTGTATTAGGCTCCAGAGTATAGGAAATATAACAAAGTCGGCAATACACACCACCATGTACATCCAACCCATCATTGGACGCCATTTACTATTCATCCAATCTTCTTTCTTTTGTTCTGTCACGCTCATCTCAGACATCACTTTTCCTAATTATCTATCTTAAAGTTCTGGTTGTGGTGGTTGAACAGGCATCGGTTTACCAGTAGAAGACATACTTACTGATGATGCAACAGGAGTTGTGCCCCAACTTGGTGCCGGATCAAAACTGCTCATTGTATTTCCGCCCAACGGTGCGCCACCAAATGCAGGCTTGTTAAAACCAGCAGTTGCTCCACCAAAACTAGCACTAGCACTAAATCCGCTAGGTGCAGGTGTTGTTGGTGCTGGACTTACTGTTGGAGCCTTATTGGCTGCTTCTAATGCCTTGGCTTTTAAATCCTTGTCTCCACCTGCCAACATGATACCACTTAGTGTACCTGTTAAGAATGTAGCAATGGGAATAATCAATTCAAAAAACTTTTGGTCAATTGGACTGATTGCGTTTAGTGGCTGAGTTACAAAAATCAATGAGTATAGCACAACAAATACAATACCGAACAATGTCAATGATAGACAAATGCCGATAAAGAATTTTAGTCGAGCCATTAACTGCTCTTCAGTATATAAGATAGGTTGGTTATTATTTTCCACAGTTTGCTCCTTGTGCAGTAGATCCGAAGCTCGTTGTCGGAGCCGGAGTAGTAGTTGTTTTATTTGGTTCATCTTTTGGGGGTCCTAATCTAGGGTCACGCTGACCTTTAAAAATATGTTCTGGGCAGGATCTATTAACATCACATGTTGGAAATTTACAAATATCCTTATCCCAGTTTGACGGATCTTGGCAAGGGTAGCGATATCTATCACCGCTAAAATATGCCAAGAAAAGTGGTAATAACAGTAATAGTAATAACCACTTAACTAATTTTTTATCTTCCATCGCTCACTCCTTAATATACTACTATTTAACACTTTCGTGGATTTTCTTGTTAGCGTTGTACCATTCTTGCCATTCTTCTACTTTGATGCGACAAACATGATACTTACCATAGTTTCGTACAACAACTTCAGCAGTAGTGCTAAGTTGTTTGGTGTTTGCTGGAACTTTTTCAAGTTCTTCGCATTTCTGCATCAGTGCTTCTGGTACTTCAGGAAATTTTATAACCACGGGTGCTGTGACGCATCCGGTTAATAATACTGCAAATGCTAAGATTAGATATCTCATTTAGCATCTCCTTTGAACGGATCTTCGGAGGCTTTGTTAAGTTCTTCAATAACTCTAGGATCAACTTCACACTTGGCATCTATTTCTTTGGCAATTTCTTTAATACGGTCTATGTATACAGTTTCTTTTTCTTTTACAACTTTAGTTTTGTAAACTATTTTTTCTTGTATCTGTATCTTAACTTCTTGGCTTTTTGCTTCGGCCGCTTTTACTTTTTCTTCAAGTTGTCGAACTTTATCGCGCCACGCCATTTCTACACCATAGCCGCCAAATAAATAAACTCCACTCAGTAATACAACAATACCGATTAGTTCAGCAGGTAGTTTATACTGTCCCATTAATGGGATCCATTGTACTAATTTACTGGCCACATACAGGCCAGCACCGATGGTCATTAAACCATAAGTGATCCAGATAAACAAACTGTCAGGGATAAAACTCAACATCCACTGAAACTGCCACACGATTAGTGTACTCCGAGAACGTGTAGAGCGTGGTTAAAATGTTTGATACGATCATCTAAACCAATAGTTCCGCCATTGATACGTTTGGTCAATGTTAAAATGTCTTTTTTGTCAGCCCATTGATTTAATTTATTTTCTTCCCAGAACCAGCAAGCACTTTGAACAGCACCTTCAAATGTTTCTAGGTACTCAGATGCTTCCTCAACTGGAATTTCCAAACTTGCGGCAAACCAACTGTAGTTTTCTTTTCCAGTTAATTGGATTAGTCCACGACCGCAGTAACGGAATCCATCGCCGCTGGACTCGTCGCCGTTGCCCATGCGATTTCCATAAATCTTATTGGCAATTTTTTCTGGTCGTTTTTCGTATGCTCGTGCTTCGTCTAATGTTTTAAAATACTTAGGAAAAACTTTAAGCAAACTTTCGGCTTTATAATTTAAATTTTCTTTGAGGAATTTAAATCCACCGCTTTCATGAGCACACTGAGCAATGAATGCCGCAACTCTTTCAGGTGTATTAATTCCATACTCGGGTAGAATTGCGTTTAGTGCGTCGTACCATTGATCAATATAAGGATTGCCCTTGATCATTTCTGCTAGATGTTCTTTTTTAAATTCAAATGTAAAACTCATTATAGTTTCTCCAAAATAACTGCACGGCCTTTATTTTCAAACATAAACTTATTACCCAATTTGGTAATATTATAGTTTCCGATATATTTGGTCAAGAACATAACTTCGGCCATGTCGTTGTGCGAAACAGCAATTCTGTCTTCTACACTTTCTAAAACTTGTCTTGTACCGCCGGAAAGTAAATATCTAAATTTCAATGGTTGGGCATACACTTTCTTAAATTCAATAATGTTGCCTTGCATACGAACACTTTCTAACATACTTTTGTTGAAGAACTGTTCGTAACTATTTAGTTCGTCTTCTTGCATACGCTGTTTGTACAACATGGGATTAGTTGGAATTATCTCACTTAATTTTTCTTGGTTAGCATCTAGACTGTCGAAACTTTTATGATACCTAAAAGCAAAATTATCGATACCAGTAAGTTTAGCGATGCCATATAACATATCGCTTATTTGTTCTGTAACTTGACTGGTTCGTTGAAGTTCTACAAACACACGGTATTTGCCGTCTTCTAATTCACCAGGACTCATATCAGCATCTAGAACAAAGTTGTAACCTTTTTCTACAAAACTAACCAAATCTTCGGCTGGCACACGGCTTTCAACAGTAAAACTTAGAACAACGACATCTTCGTCATCGCCCATTTTTGATTTATAATTATCTACTTCAAACACACGATTTACTAGATTAACTAGATCGTTGGCCAGTAGACTTGTTTCATTAAGCGGCTGGTGGTGCACTGGCTTCTCCTCCTGGTATTGGAGCGGCTGCGGCCGCTGGCGGAGCGCCTGCTGTGGCTTCACCTGCGGGAGGCGGAGCAAGTTCGGGTGCTCGTTGATCGTTTGCTGGATCAAGTTCGTCCATTAATTGATTATGATATCCACGGAAAATCTCTAACATCAGTTTCTTAGGCATCTGCACTTCGACGATCCAAATAGGATTCTCGTCTAATTTTCCAAGTTTTGTTCCAGGACGGATGTCGTCTGGATCTTTAATTTCTCTAGGTTTAACTAGTGTGTCTTTTTTGTAAATTACTTTACAGCCATATTCCATCAAACGTTTAGCCGCTTGCGGATTTGGCATCTGTTTGCGAGGCCACATAAAACTAGCACTCACCCAGTGACGATCTACTTGGGGTCCTTTAATAAGTTCACCATCTCGCCAGTTTTCAAACACATACATATCTAACTCGTCAAATACACGCTCGAAATCCTTTAGGATAGCCAGGCTACTATTGTTGTTATATATGGTGTTGATGTTTTCTATAATATCTAAAATATCGTGCATTTTTAAGTCATCCCTCGATGAAGTATTTATCTTGACCATTTTGATATAGTATCAGTTCTGTTTTTTGTCTATGTCTTAAATATGAGTGTAGGACCTCTCAGTTGTCCTACAGTGAGTGTGACAATGACGTCCTACAGCCTCAAAAAGGAGAGCAGTTAATGACGACAAAAAGAGCCAAAAAGCGTTTCGCAGGAAATGAAAGTTTTGCAGGTGACAACAGACACCGTGCAAACGCGAACGTTATTGAGTTTCAACCATTTCAACACACACTTCCTCAAAATCTTCCGCAGAAGAAAAAGAGCGTACACGTAATTCCTCGCAATCGTAATCAGGAAGAATATCTATTCAAACTATTAGATCCATCAAAAAACATAGTTTTTGCTCTGGGTCCCGCTGGCACGGGCAAGACGCTGATAGCGTGTCAAGTCGGTATTAAACTCTTTAAAGAAGGGTTGGTAGATAAAATCGTGGTAACACGCCCTGCTGTTTCTGTAGATGAAGACCATGGATTCCTTCCTGGTACCCTAGAGCAAAAAATGGCTCCCTGGACTAGACCCATCTTTGATGTGCTAGCCGAGTACTATTACGCTCGTGATATCGAGAACATGATCCGTGAGGGAGTAATTGAAATTAGTCCGTTAGCATATATGAGAGGTCGCACCTTCAAGAACGCATACATTATTGCAGATGAAATGCAAAATGCTACGCAGAATCAAATGAAGATGTTGCTAACGAGATTGGGTGAAGGTTCTAAAATGGTCGTAACGGGAGACCTGAGACAGGCCGATAGGTTGGAAGATAACGGCTTGATTGATTTCACGGAGCGATTGGCAGATAAACAACTAGATTTATTGAGCGTCGTACAATTCGGTATGAAAGATATCGAACGTCACGAAGCAGTGAAGGAGGTGTTGTCTATATACGGTGACTAATGATATAAGGGGCAAGTCGCCCCTTATTTGTATATAAATGGATCTTTTTTTCTATTTTTTCGAATCTTCATTCGAAATCTTAGTTCATTTATTACCGATTTTATGTAAAAAAATATCTTTTTCATTTAATGTGTCTTTTATAATATTATAAGCACCTAAGTGTGCTTGTTCTAACGGATGTCCTAGTTTTTTAGGATAATTATTCATCTCTGCCCATTGCACAAATCCAAACACTTGATCAAAGAAAAACCAATTATCGAATTTTATTTGATTTAGTAATGCTGTGATATTAGAGTCAGTTGGCAACGAAATGAAAAAATTATGAGCAGTTGTAAACAAAAACGGTATTTGATTTGTTATAAGATAGTTTTGTAAAAATACTATTTCTTTTAAAGTTGTATACGCTTCAAACACATCATCGTGTCCAACATTTTTATAAAAATCTTTTATGAATTTAAAAGCAGTAGGATCGTGATCTTTTTCGTATTCATTATTTTTAAAATTTATATCAGCACTATTAAAATCCATCCATTTTTGATCGTGCGGCGGCACTTTATCATGCCATGGATGATATGCAAACTTTAATTCATATCGATTAGTGTATGTCCACTGCACTACTACCAATCCAATATTTTGTTTATTTTCTTCACACTCCAACATAGTACGTCTAGCCATGCCGCTATTGCTAGATCCTGCTACAGCAGAACATTTATACTCTAACTTAAAATAATTTGCAATCAAACTAGGCCATGTTTGTAAACTATGACCTATCTCAGTAGCATCAGCCAAATCCGTCCCAACAATAAAACTGTCCCCGCTGGCAATAAGTCTATTCATCAGGCTTCATTCAGTCTTGCTAATCTAATCATAGTGGCCGCCAAGTTAATTTCTGGATCAGCCATTGACACATGATCCACTAATCCTTGTTTAATTATTAGCACAGCATTATCCTGCGCTTGTTCGTCCTTGCCAAACAATGAGATGTTGTTATACATCCAAGTGTAAATCTCTTCCATTTCTTCTGGACGGGCTTGACTGCACAACAATTTACGTGCTTCTTGTATCTTGCCTCTTTTAAACAGGTCAACCATTTCAATTCTATAATCTGCACTGCCTTCGACAGCATCTGGGGAAATCAATTGCCCGGCCAAACTGTTCATCTGCACATTGTTAATACATTTGCGTAAATCTGGATACGTGCCTTTAACATAGGTATCCAGGGTATCCAGGTCAAACTCAACGTTTTCTTCCACAAGGATAGTGGCCACACGAGCAGTAAACTCTGTAAGATCAGTACGCTCGATTTTAATTTCTTGACAACGACTTTTAACTGGAGTAATAATTCTGTGCGGATAGTTACAAGTAAAAATAAAGCGAACACTGTTACTGTAATCTTCCATTAAGTTACGCAGTGCTGGCTGAACAGAATCTTTGTTCATATAATCTGCTTCGTCAATCAGCACAACTTTGTAATCACCGAACGGCATAGTTTGACAAAACCCAATTAGTTTATCAATCCATTCAATCTTACGTCCTTCTTTACTACCATTGGCAATAAGGATGTCAGTGGCTTCTATACCAATTTCGTTCAGTAATAATTTTGCCAACGTAGTTTTGCCTGTGCCAGCATTGCCGCTGAACAGCAAATGAGGTATGGCTTTTTGACTAATCCATTTTTCAATTTGTTGTCTCAGCGTGTCGTCTTTGAACACATATCCGTCCACTGTCTTGGGGCGATATTTCTCTACCCATAATTCTTTCATTGTAAATGTGTCCTTTGAAAAGTTTTAACTTGATCTCTGCTGTCGCTGATATTGTCTACTATAGCATTGTATTCGTCTTCGGACAACGCTGATTTATAAATTGTTAGCGCCTGCGCCATCATAATAGCGGCTACTTCCATAGGTCCGTTTTCCACACACATATGATCAGCAAATTCTAAGAAGTTAGAATACAGCCGTTGTAGTTTGTCATCGTTCATACTAATTCCCTAACTGTTGTATTTCTAGGTTGAACTTCCATTTTTAAACCACCCCTTAATAGTTTTGAACAAGTTGACATATCTAAAATGATAATCTGTTAGTATTGGCTGTCTGTGCGGACAGCGGCCTTGACGATAATCGCAAGACGTGGAGATATAATCTCCACAAGTTTCGCACTTTGTATTTTTATTCATACTGTTATTATATAGAATAAAAAAGGGTCCGTCAAGACCCTTTGGTATTATTTCTTAGTCAAGTACGGTTCCAACTCCGGCGGCTTCCACCCCACAGGTTTGAGTACTTTACCATCTTCTCGCTTCCGAACCTTGCCAGTTTCCTTATCAATTTTGGCAAAGTTAGTAGTCATTACTTCTTTCCATGCACCCTCGGCATCGGCTCCCAAACTATGTATAGCACCGATAGTGACTACAAGAATATCGATTAACGCATCTAGCGTTTCGACCCCGTCATTATTTGTAACGGCATCGATAAGTTCTTGACTTTCTTCATTTATCAATTTAAGATAAAGTTTGAATTGATCAACATTTATGCCTTCAACTGATTGGTCGCAGGCTCGCATGAACTTTTCTTGATCTCGGAACGGATTTGTCATAGGTGTCCAATCGTGATATCGTTAGGTTCCTCATCACTCCACATCATTACACAATTTTTATCAATCATTCTCACTGTGTATTCTGTGCCGTCATCGTTTTCGCACTTAATACCGCGAGTCCAGCGACCGTGTTCCATTAGTATCCAATCGCCGACTCCGTATTCTTCACTGTGTTCCGGACCAACTGCAAACACTTTGGCCCATCGCGGATGGATACCTCTATCTTTACCATCGTCGCCTAAAACAACAATTCCCCCACTACTTCGTGTTTCCCCAAAGTTCATATCAGTTACGATAACTTTGTCGTGTAAGGGCCGAATGGTTCCTTTGACTCCTGCCATTTTTATTCCTTTTCTTGTGGTAATTCAGATTGGTCGTAAAAATCTTTTAGAATATCTTCACGTTTGCGAACAATTTGGCCACCTGCGCCTAATTCATCTCCACGAGCATTAACACGAGCATTTCCCACTGCCGGAGTCAGTTCGTTGCGTTGACGTAGTAAATCCATGTCTACAGTTCTGCCGTTTGCTGTTCTATATACTTTCTTTTGTGCTGGTTTTTGTGGCATTTTAAAGCCCTCCTATTATATATGTACTTATCTCAAGAATTCACGCCAGTCTAAATTATATTTTAAACTGTCAATTTTATGTACACCGATTAAGTATAACACGTAACTGGCTACACTACTACCCCTGCCCACACCCCAAACAATATGTTCCTTGCGACAAGTGTCAACAAAGTATTTGAGCCAGCGCAACAGATCCAGCATATTTCGCTGTTTGTACTCCTGTAATTCTTCTACCAGTCGTTGAGAGTTTTCGTCGGGGCACACGGATACCAAATAACTTTCTATGTCCATGTTTTTATATTCTTCGGGCATATTCCAACTACTCTGCATTAAAGAGTCAAACTCTGTTTTAGATAGTTGGGGTTCTTGATATTCTTGTAGGGTTATGGTTTCGGAATGTTCGTTAAATTGCTTAACGTCCGCATCGTGGGGTTCTGTTAGAATTTTTGGCAGGACGTTCAATTTACCTTGATAAAGTAAATCAAAAACATCACTAGACGAAAATACTGGAATACCTAAATTATCTATCCTCATGCAAGTATTTTAACTTACTTTTATGAGGCTGTCAAGATCTGTATCGCGTTTTTGGTATTGTTCGTTCCAAAGTTTTTGTCTTCGGCCACTTAGCTCTTCTTTGTACATTTCCAACAACATGACAATCTGCTGTTGAACTGCGGTATTATTGCTAGACATAAAGTACCGTTGACTAAGAGTTTGAATCTTAGTCTCTAATTCCGCATCCTTAAGTTTGGAAAAATCTTCTGCTAGTGGGTGCATTATAGTGCTGTAAAGTTGCCCAAGTATCTTGCAAACACGTTGTTGCCGCCGTCATATGTCCAAAATTCAAAAATCTTTGGAACAGACGCACTGGTCACACTCAGTGTTGGCCAGCCAGCGGCCACATAAAAGTCACCGATAGATTCTGTATTAAAGGAGAAAAACTGTTCGGTGCCGTTGCCGTACAAGTGAACTCTAATAACAGCCAGAGTGTCAGCGGCAGGTAAATCGGAGAATGTAAGTTCTATAGGACTTCCTGAACTTGGGCTGGCCGCTGCCAGTGTATATACATGGTATACGCCAGCAGTAAAACTAACGTTTTGTCCAGTAATAACATTGCCGCCAGCATTAAATTCGTAACTAGCACCTTTTAAGTTTACATTGGAAACGGTATTTCCACTGAGGTCTGTTTCTGGACTAGATATATCCAATCTAGATGCCTGTAAGTCTACAATGTCACCTTTGGCTTGAATTAGTGTATCTTTGATTGCAGAAAAGTTATCACGAAAGCCTTGGCTCTCGTTGTCCACGCCCGCTACTGGGAACGCTTCGTCAATTTGGGTCTCACGGTATGTCATTTTACTGGGTATCCTTTATGTGATATTTATCATATGTTGTAACGTGCATCGGAGAATTTTAGATATTTTTCCTGCACATCGTTTATGTCAGAATCGATAATAAACCTATCGATTTCAAAATCTAGTTGGTTAAAATCAAAACTTCTGTTATTGATGTTGTCCAATATGAATTGTCCTTCTCCAGGCTTACAGTAGCACAATGGTACTGCTTTTACAAATCCTGTGGCCGCTGTTCTTGAGTCTTGTGGAGTTGTCATCCATAGCGGTAAAAATTCATTTTCTGTCAATCCCACTTGTGCAATATTAGCTCTTATGTTTTTAATACTACTTGGATAAACGTACTCTGCGTCATCCCCGCTGACCGTCACATTTGCAGTATCAATAGTCAGTGGTGTTGATGTTGGGCTAAATCTATCAAATGCCTGTTCGTTGAGCTTACTATTTGTATAAGAATTATCGTAGGTCACTACACCACTGCCGTTAACAGTTCCAAGCCTGCCGTCAACTGGATTGCGTCTTGCTTGGTTAATTTTTGTGGGACTATTGCTGTTTTGATCCAACTTAATTCTACTGGCCACGGATTTGTTGGCTATTTCATAATTATCTAAAATTTCAAGATAAATCACTTCGTAGATAATATTATTAGTGCCCTGTGTTTTGGCCACAGCCTTTTTAAGATTACCAATTCTATAACGCTTGCGTCGAATATTCTTTGATAGCGCGGCAATATACGCTGGCATTTCCTTACTTTCGATGCCAGCGTATATCAACATTTTTAATTCTGTTTGTAGTCCGTAAAACGGATCGCCTAGACGATAAATTTTTTCTGGAGTAAACACAGTAGTATCATTGATAAAATTATAAAATAATTCCCTCTTTGCTTGTTTGGGTAACGGTTTGGTATAGATATTACTATACAGTGTCAGTGTACCTTCACTGATGGTAATTACAAATTCTTTATCGACTGAACTGTATCTAAACTGATCCTGTGCATTAACCACGAACCTATACGAACGATCCACAGTTAAACTGTCACCGTCAAAGGTAGTGTCGCCACCGTCGAACAAAGTGAATCCTGATACTGAGTTAGCACGGAACTGATTGATCTTGCCTTCTATAATACCCGACGCTCTTAGTGCAAGCCCTTCGGGTAACTGCCCGTCCACTAGAGTATATCTTAGTTTAGCATTGGGTACTGTAGTGGTTGCTTCCACATAAAAGTTACTTGGAAAACTGGGCTTAATAGAACCTAATATTCGATCTGTATTAAACTGAATGACAGAATCAACTTCACCTAGCACTGCAATAGTAAAGGTCTTGGGAGCAATCTGTGTTGAAAATTCGCTGACAGATTGATTATAAAATTTTCTAATAATTAATCCGTCGATTACGTTTGTTAACAATGCTTCTGCTAATCTAAGTGTGGCCATTGTTCCGCCAGTAACTGTATTACTAATATATTCAGTCATGGTATAGATACTAGGACCTATACGAATAACATCTCCGATCAATAACTCGATATCTTCTGCGGGTAATGGCAGAATCTTCAAAAAGGTCTGGCCTATAGGAGCATCGTCTGCTACTACAATGGCCACTTCTACTTCTGTGATATTTTCTTTATCGTATTTGATAGCATTTACAGTAAATTTAAATTCTTTTGTGATTGCTGGCTGATAGGGAGCAAACCCAAACACTTCAGCAGTGTCAGTATCAATGTATAGGCCGTCGGGCAATACACTTGGCGTCAAGTCGTCATTCAACGCTGCCAACTGGTATCTCACTGGACCTACTTCAGGATTTGGATCAAATACATCTAACAATATTGTTACATAGTTGTTTGCTCTACGTAGGCCAAGGTTGGCCGCACTTAACCATATAGGTGCTCTTAGATATGTTGAGTCAGCGGTGTACGCACCATCACCAACTTGTAACAGTGTGTTATCTGTTCTTAAGAAATCATCACCAACTACATAAATTCTAAATCTTCTTCTTGCTATAGTTTCTCCGTCTGAAACTGTGACTATGAATTCATAGTTTCTGTTTAATTTTCGGGGAGTAACCACATTTAAAAAATCTTCCTCACCAATATTGGGACGTTTGCCAAAGTCATAGGCATAAGCATCATACAAATTTGTATCGTAGAATCCTGTTCGAGCAGTGATATCTAACGCTAAGATTGGATCAATAATGCCAGTAATTCTGCCACTGGTGCTCATAGATAGGCCCGGTGGCAATTCGCCGTCACCATCTCCAATAAAAAATTCTAAATTATCAGCGGACGACAAGTCGGTGTCTGTTGCTTCTAGTTGAAAATCTACTGGTGTGTTATCTAATACAAAAGTTAACGGTGATTTAATTAATGTCACCGTACCTGATACTGTTTGTGTTGTAAGATCGCCGCCTAGTTTGTTAAATGTTACTGTGGTGGATATTCTTGTGAGATAGTCTTCGTATTCTTCTCCGTCGAGCGGTACAGGTTGCAACACCTCGACATTGGCCGCATTAAATGCAGGCACATTGGTGGCAATAGTAACAATATTTCCAAACACGAAGTTATGTGGTGATGCGGTCGTCACAGTGACTATATTACTAATTCTCTTTGCACTAACCACCGACGACACCCTGGTAGTAACTGGACCAACAGGTAATAATCCCGAGTCCTCTGTGAAAATTTGATAGTATGCGCTGTTAGGCGGAGTTACGCCAGTCACAGTAGCAGTAGTTGTGTACAAAGTACTGACAGTTCCAACTGTGCGTCTGATAACAGTACCGGGCAGGTAAGTTGTTGCAGAATCAAAGTCGTAGATTTGAATATCCGGGTTGGGTCCAGGAGTCACCCATACTGGAGCATCTGGACCATCTATGGTCATGGTATAAGTTCTGTCGGCAATTTCTGTGCCTTTGGATGCACGGATTACAAATGTGGAAGTTGTGTTGCTGGCTACTTCTAACGGAGAACCTTTGATGACCCAAGTAGTTAACCCTGTGTCGTAGGCCAAACGCAGGCCGCTGGGCAATTTGCCAGCGATCACTGTAAAAGATACACCTGTTAGGTCTGCGCCCGGAATTATGGGCAGAGGTATGGTCTGAGTCTGACGTTCGCTGTACGTGTTAAAACTGTACCCAGAAGGTTGATTCCATATGTTAAGCATTGTTTAATCCCCGATACTGTATTTATCGGCATCGGGCGATTAAAATATTACCAAGTTGTGTCAGTTGGCGCCCAACGAAGCCAAATATCTGAAAGTCCGTCAGTCCAGTCTGCTATACAATAATATAAGTACCAGGTTCCAGTATCCTCTGCAAATAACATGTCTCCAGCAAAGTCGCCCTCTATACCGGCACTGGTTGCCGGAGCAGGTCTAGCCAATGCATTTTGTATATTAACACCACCTAGTGCAACAATGGCACTGTTAAATTGTGCGCCGTTCCACGAGCTAAATGATGCAACAGAATCCATTGCACCGTTATTTAGGTTACGAGCTTTAATTTCAAGTACACCAATATCGCCAGTGTCTCTGTAAACACTAATAGATGCTGGATTAAATACTCCGTCGGGAGTAGATTGTACAGTAAAGTTAATTACTGGCCCAGATGATAGAGTATTACCTGTACCGCAGTCAACAATTAAATCTAAAATAGTTGGTGTAAAGTTAGAACCAATTGCTTGAGATACTGTGAACTTGGCCACATCGGTGGAATTTAAATTTGCTGTATAAAATTCATTTTGAACAGTTACATCACTGCTAAACACTACCGCTGGAGTAAACGTAATAGCACTAGAATCTGCACTGTCGATTAATGTAGTAAACACATTACCAGTTACACTGCCAGTTACGTTACCAACAAATGCACCGGCTGTTAGTGTGTTCGTGCTTGGATTATATTTTAAATCCGCATCAGTTCTTACATTTTCATTACCTGTGGCAGTATCCACAAATGTAACAAAATGGTCGCTGTTGGTACTGGTTGCAGTCAAACTTACAGTTGATGCTAAAGTTGCTGAACTAGCATTACCAACTACGGTACCTGTAAACGTTCCTGTAACTACTTCTGCTGGAATACGGCCGTTGCCTGAGTCGACTAGGAGAGTAGAGTCGTTTGCAAATACGTTACCTTCTAGCCATCCGTTAAATCCGCTGGCTGTGACAGTTCCTGAAGCACTGATATTGCCAACGTAATTCGATAAACTTACGGTGGAACTGATACTGTTACCTGGATCGTTATAAGAATAACTGATGTTGGTATGTGTACCTGCGGAGAATAGATCTCGGATAGCATCTTGCGCATCTTCTTGTGTAAACGCAGTTACGGCTTTGCCGCCCAACGTTCCAGTGCTACCATCAGCACTGTCCCCGACAAACACCTGTTGAAGTGTTGTGTCATAAATTAATTCGCCAACGAGGAATCTTCTTGCAGTTCTCTCAGCGGTTGTTCCTCTGCGGATTTGTAATGCCATTCTAATCTCTCCTTATGCTATGGTTCCAGCGTCTATGCTTATTGGGCTTGGGTCAGTGAATGTGCCCATGTCCGTGCCAATTTCATTTAACAAATATGTAATTGGGTTATTATATGTAGATTCGATAAATCCATAGTCAAATGTATTTACCTGTCTATTTAAAACAGTTACATCAACAAACGGGTTTTGTGTAACAGTACTACCGTTTCTGATTAATCCCACAACATTACCAGTTAAATTACCGGTAACATTTGCATTAACTGTAGCGGCTGTTATGGTTGTTACGTTGGTGATATTCTGACTGTTAAAATCCACAGCCGCTGTGGGCAAAAATGCCGCCTGTATAACATCACCCACCAGTGTTAGTTTTATTGCCCCAACACTATCCAGTTTTCTAAACTCGAAGTTGGTGTCGGTTTTTTGTTTAAAAACACCCAGCCCACTTGCACCCACGTTGGATGCAGTTGTTGGCGCATTTCCAAAATCATACAATCTTTCAAAGTTAGTTTTAACTTTTTCAAAGGCTGTACGGAGATCATCTCCAGTACCGTCATTAACAACGTTACCTAAGTTGATCTCTAATAAATCGTCATATAATGCCATGATATTTTTCCTTAGAATCTACCAACAACAATTTCAACTAGGCCTTCATCGAAGTTGTCTTTGTTTTCCAAACTCTTACCAATGATAGTTCCTGGTAGTGGAGTATTGTTTACTATTGCGTAACCTGGCTTGGCCGCTGTTACTAGAATATCGCCTTTCTTGACCTTGCCAATTACTTTACAAGGCAAACGTCCAGTCAAGCCAACTGCTAGAGCATGTTCGCCTTCTAGTAAGTTATTCATCAAATGAGCTGGCTTTTCGGAAATAACACCAGCAACTCTTGTGTCGTTGTGCTTGTCTGTTACAGTGACTTCAGCATCGCCACCGAACACCATAACAGTGCCAGTTTCGTAAACAGCATCGGCCATGTATTTCTCAGCCAAGTCAGCATAGTTAGCACTGGTAGCACGGCCGTTGTATGTACCACTGTTATCAATATACGATACGTCAGTGGCACCTCTACGGAAGCGCATAATCTCGGTTGAGTCACTGCCGGCGTTAGCGTACCAGCGATTGCTGTGATATTCAAGTTTACCAGTACCTGCTGCCGCATCGCCTGTCCAAGTAGTCGTATTTTGTCTAATACTAGAACTAGCGTTCATAGTTAATTGACTTGCAATAGTCAAGTTGTTTATCGAAGAACCACTTAAGAATGTTGCTACCTGCTGTCCAGTTGCACTGCGATAGTAGTTGTCGCCTTTCTTGGCCATAACGGCACTGACTGCGGCAGTAGTAGTAGTATCGTCAGTAGTGTTAACATAGCCCAGCATAGCGTAACGTGCATTAAAGTCACCGTTGCCATCTCTGGCCACTATTGTACTTGCTGTATTTGCTGAAGTAGCATTAGTTTGAATTACACGACTTGTGCCGCCGTTATAGTCTGTACCTGAAGTAAAACTTAGATATGTACTTAGAGTCAAAGATCCAGCCAGTGTACCAGTAATAGCACCGTAGATAGTTCCACCAACACGCAAGTCACCACTGATACCAGCACCACCAGTTACACGTAATGTACCTGTACTGTTAGCGGCACCTGTTACTGCTTGGTTGGCAGTTAATGAAACAGCATCGTTGGCTTCGAGTATCTTGAAGCGGCCGTCGCCTCGAGTGGTAGCACCAATGTTGATATTGTTAATTGAACCCACACTAGCCGGAGCAATAGTCACTGTTCCTGTGCCGCTTGGACTCAATGTCACAGTAGCGTTAGCAGGGCTAAATGTTGTGGTGCTGGCCGATGTTAATGCATTAACACTCAATGTACCCACAGTGGTAATTATGGTAGCACTTGGACTACTTCCAACTGCTGTTAAGAAATCCACAGTACCCGGCGTAGTTATTGACAGTGTAGTTCCGCTGACACTTAGAGTTTTATATGAACTTGAAGTTAAGTCTAACTGTGCTACTGCAACACGACCGCTACCGTCAGACTGTATCAACGAACTGGCCTGCGCACTGGTACTGATGTTTGTTGTGCTGTAAGCATTAGGACCGATTGCAGTTAAAATCATTGCACGGCCGTTACTGCCAACGCTTCCTGGTGCAAACGCCGCATTTTTAATACCGTCACCGTTGGTAACAATAGTTCCTGATGTCACTTGACGAGGATACGTAGAGCTACCGGTGGCATTACCTAAGTAAGTATCGTTGGCAATGAATTGCAATTTAGTTTGTAGTACACCTGTGGTTGTATTAGTAGATGTTTGTAACTCAATCCAACCGTTGGTTGCAGTAAATTCTGTGCTCTTGAAACTGGCTAGACCCAAATTGGCCTGTGCAATACCTGTGGCATTAGCACGAGTGCTGGCCGCAGTCATGTTTAACTTGCTCTGTTCGATGGCCGCACTGGCATTAACGTCGACGTTAATAATAGCACCGGCTTTGATATTCAATGCAAGGTTCTTAGTTCCTACGGCCAAGGATGTTTGGATATCACCTGAAGTAACAGTTTCAGCGTTGACCCATTTGACCCCGTTGTAGATTAGTAAATCATTTAGACTACGTGCTGGCGCAGTAGACGTATCAACTCTATCATCCGATAGTTCTTGAGTTCTAACATACAATTTATTGGCCGCATCAGTATCAGCAGTTGGACTGGCCAAGTTACTGATATTGTATCCACCCATGTCCATGGCGTCTGGACCAGTAAACGCTTGAATACCTGCTCTGTCCATATAACCTGGACCAATCAGTGCAGTTGGATCTAACGTATTATTTGTACGATCCATGCCAAGACGTCTGTCGATGTAACCCTGTGTGGCCGCTTCAGTTGGCAGTGCATCGTTGGCACCGTCTGTGAATCTATCATCGTTTGAGAATTCACTGACTGTAACACCACGTTTAAATCCTAGACCGTCCAAGTTACTCAACGCAATGGACGCCGCAAATGTCACACGACCAGTACCTTGGTCAACTGTAAAGAATCGACCCACACGGAAAATACCGTCTTGGTCTGTGGTTACATAGAAACAACGACCTCTGCCGCGTTCTTGAACTTCTTTTGCTTGGTTAGGTTCTCTAGGAGCGCCGTAAATTTTACCTGGATAGTTCGTGTCGTTATATCCACCAGTGCCGATATCCAAGAAGTCGTGTCCTGTAACACGGCAAGTACTGATACGTACAATAACTTCTGCAGGCTCAGTTGATGCTAAACCAGCTCGAATTGTTGGCGGTTCTGATATGTCTAAGTTAGCGTCTGGGTCGACTGGAGAATTGATACCACTTACTGATGTTCCGCTTAGACATTTGTCCGCTACGTCTTCGATTTCGATAATAGCATAACCGGCTAACAATCCTAAATCAGTATAACTTAAAACTTTGTGTATTTTGCCGTCCCAGGCAATAATCATATCGCCTGTGTTAAGTCTGTCTTCGATGTCAACTTCGTTTACACGGTCAATGGCAATTCTTGTATCGCCCACTGCACCGCCTAGTTTCTGACCAGGATTTTCAGAGTCAGAATTTCCAACATTGTCAGCATTGACCAGTAATTTAATATAATCGTATGTTGTGTCGAAGCCTAAAATTGATTCGTCTACTGCTAAATCTTCGTTCAGTGGTCCTTTATTACCATATGCCAGTACACGATAAACAATAGCACCGGCATCGGGATCTCCCACGAATGTCAGCGCAGTACTTGGACGAACTGGATTAGTATCATCTACTTCGTAGAATTTGAAGTTTTGATTACTACGAATAACAATTTTTTGGTCGTGCGCTAATGCAACAGCCAAGCCGTTAGTTGAAGTATCGTTGTTACCGCCAGTATTAATGTTTAATCGTACAACGTTGCCTCGTCCCCATAGGCTGGCCAATCCGCCTGCCCATGTTCCTGGATCAGTGGCATATTCTAAAGTGACACTGGTTGTGGTACTGGCAGTGGCAGTTTTTGCTCCATTAAATCCTGCTGTGGTGGATCCACTGACTGTGTAAGGCACACCAATTTTTGGCAGGTATCCTGGAGTGGTAAATGCGTAGGTCACATAATATTTGCCACCCGTTGGCCCAGTTTTAACTGGTGTTCCAGATACAGTATGTGGTAATGTGCTTGATACGTCAGTTACACTGGCAACTTCGTAACGAGCAATACCGTTACCGATAATGGTTTTTACAGTGATAAAGAAGCCAGATCCAGTGCCACCAACGCTGGCGTTTGAACAACTTAAAATATCGCCTTCGGTGTATCTTATACCAGCACTGACTAGTCCTACTGTAGTTACTACGCCACCTGAAACTACGATGTTAGCAGTTGCGCCTGATCCAGTTCCGCCTGTTAATGGAACGTTAATATATGTGCCATTGGTGTAACCTGTACCTGCAATTAAACTGGTAACTTCTAATTCTGTAATAACACCTGCGCCGTGATTGATTTCAACTTCAGAAACACTGTAAGGTGCATAATCGTGTTGATAGAAGAATACTTGTAAGTCGCCTTCGTCATTGTCTGTGCTGTAGATGCCTTGCTTGTACACCTTTGCAACCTGCATCATGTTATCGGAAAGGTTACATTTGTCTGGAACTTCTAACGGGTCACTGCCTTCAGAAATAATACCAAATTCACCGTGTGCATTAGAACCGTTCAGTGAACGAATTTGTCCACCATTGCTGGCATAGTAAGCAGTCCAGCAGTAGTATGAGAACACAGACACAGTTTCAATCAGCCCAATGTTTGTGGCAATCAAGCCGTAGCCCAAGTCATTGATCTGTGTAAAGTCATTGGAACACATACTGGTGTTACCAGCACTCAATAACATAAAGTCTTTGGCATACTCTATGGTTGTTGTGCCAGAACCAAATGTGCCTGGATCACTTGGATAGCGCATGGTCATTGATGTCAATGTTGAGGCCACGCACTCTACAGCATCGTTGTTATAATTGGCATTACTGTTGCCAAAAATTCTATAACGTGTTTTACGTAAAGGAACAGTAGTGCCTACTGGAGTAACAATGTTAAACACTACATCAAATGAACCATCCCCAACTCCAGAGTCTCCTTTGCTGACATAACTGGATATGGTATACTCTAAGTCATTGGTTATGGCTGTGGTAGTGGATAGTACCAATCTATATGTTGGATATACAATTGGTCTAGCACCAACTAATACTGTAGAAACATCAACTTCCGGATCAGTAATTACTTCATTTAACAAATCAAATAACTGACCTGCTCTTGTGACAAATGCTGTTCCATCGTAGTCTGAACTGAATATCTGAGATACTCTATCTTCCACAGGAATATCATTGATATCTTGGAAATTCAATGTTGGCGGTAATTGATTTAGCACTGCCTGAGCCACTTCTTTAGCATATTCAAAGGAATCAATAGTCTGTGCCAGTTGATTTTCCAACACTACACGACTGCTAGCGGTGCCTACATAATACCTCTGTGCGGCGCGAATTGTTAGATATGTCCCGCCGTATAGTAAATCTGACGATACTGCGGCCACAATAAACCCAACGTCTCGAGAACATATTACTTCATCGTATACCAATGTATTGCTGTAGTTGGCATCGATGTAATTGGTTACAGCAGTTTGAAGACTCGACTTGTCTGTTTGCAATGCAGAGTTTGCACCTGTTAATCCAGCACTTACCCAGGCAGTGCTTGGAGTAATTGTTGCAGGAGAGGACGCCAGTCCCAAGTCAATAATAGTTATTATTTCGCCAATGCGTTGACCAGCAGCCGTACTGGCCGCCACGTTACCTGGATCACCGCGAACTTGAGCCACACCGCCTTGTAAAGGTGTAATAGGCAAGTCTAATGCAAGATCCTCTACTAAACTTTGCAAGTATGTGTAAGCAGCCAATATTGCTGGCTTTTCAGGACCTGTGTACTGAAACACTAGATATGAATAATATGTTCTACCCGCAATTAAACTCTGTAGGTTGCCGCCATAAGTTAAATCGTGATATAGTGCATCTAAGATATAGTTGACATTCTTTTGATAAACCGCAGGACTAAAACTCAATCCCACATAGTTATTGGTAACATATTGTATAATTTCTGCTCTGATGAACGCTCTGTTGTTGTCAATTAGTGTTCTAGCACGGTTAAAGTTAGAATCATATCCTGTTGGATTTGGATTTACAATAGCAGGCTCTTGATCTAATCCATTGGTAATCATGTCCAAGAACGTGTTCATATTTGCTGTTACTCTGGCAACAGCAGTTGCATTGGACGAAACCACCGTTAACATTTCATCTCTTAAGAATGTAAATGCATCGATAGTTGCGGCTTTTTGTACGCCGATGGCCACTGAACTTGCGGCATCGTAGTAACGTCTAGCCGCAGTGATTGTTTGGAAGTTACTGCCAAACATCAAGTCATAGCCAACAGCATCAATTACATATCCAACGTCACGTCGACATGTAGCATCGTCGTAGGTAAATCCCACATACTTGTTGTTGATGTAGTTGATAACTTCTGCTCTAATGAAGTCTTTGTTTTCGACTAGTAATGCACGAGCACCTCTTGCATTGGGAGGATTTCCTAAAATTTCAAGGAATTCGTCGAACAAATCTTGTACTGTAGATTCTGCTAATCCGCCGTCAGTGACACTGGTGTCAATGAATTGCAATACTGATTGTTGATATCTTACGGTTGGATCTTCATTGTTGATAACATTTAGGATCAATGTTTCAATGTAACTGATAGCCGCAAGTGTATTGGTCAACTGTTGGTCAATAACAATTTTAGAACTAGCACTGGCATTAAAATAAGACAGTGCTGCCTGTACTGTTTTTAAGTTACCGCTGTAATAAATGTCGTGTGCGATTGCATCACAGATGTATCCTGTGTCTCGAGCACAGGTATCTTGATTGTACGAATATCGTTGATCCAAGTATACAATAGTATCAGATTT